CGTTGCCCCACACGTAGTAAGACATGCTATCACTTGGGTTATCCTCTTTCAGTGCCTTATACGCCCGCTGAACGGCACTACGCTGGAAACGCTCGGTGATGGTTGTCTTGCCACTTTGATAGTCAGCCATTGGACGGTCAAGGTCAAATGAATCAAACGTGTCGTTTCGGAATGCTTGCAGCGATTCACGAAATGAATTGCCTGCTGAGTTGCACGCATCGCACCGTTGCAGTACTCGGTAGCGGTAGTCTGCTGGATCTACGTCCAAGTAGTACCATCCAGCCCCGTCGCAGTTGCATCCGTTAGTCAGTGGCTTAGAACGGTAGGTCGTCTTCCGGTTGCCCTTTGGTCGGCTCTCGTAGTACTCCGCCCAATACTTCTTGCTGGCCTCGAACACTTCCTTGCCCGTCATCCCTGGTGTTATCACGCCGAGTTCCTCCAACGGTGATTTCTCTCTCGTACTCGGCAAGGTACGCTTCCATGCGTTGTTCACGTTGTTCCCGCTGAATGTCCCCTCGTTGCGCTTGTCGTCGTGGTCGTGCATCTTTCCACCCCTCTTTGTACACTTGTAGGCAACCAGCAACGTTGCCCTTGCGATACCCTCTCCCTACCCACTCCTTGCACACGCTTTCCCAGCGTGGCAAATCGTCTACCTCACGCGCCACACTCTCTCGGAGTGCGATTGGTACGGATAGCCGGTGATACTCCCTAAACACTGTCAATGCAGTTGGCACTTCCTCTCTCGGCTCTTTTGGCTTGCGCTGCCGTTTCGGCTTCGGTGGCACACTGTGTACAATATCGTTAGATATTGTATTTCTTTCATTTTCTTTATATGTTGGCAATTTTTGCAATACCTCTGTGGAAGTTTTTGCTATAGCAATTTCTTCTATAGCAATTTCTTCTATAGGTGCATCGTTGCAACATCCCTCTGGAACGTCGTGAATGACGTACACTGTACCGACCGCCGTCTTCACTGATTGTGTAAGAAACCCAAGTGATTGTAGTCGAGCCGTGGCCGTACTGATTTGTCGGATTGAGCATCCGGTGTGCTTTGATAGCACGGACAGTGACAGGGTGGCTTCACGCTGATGATACCCGATGGTGTGTCGGTATATCACCAGCATGATTTTCACCTCCGTCCCTGACAAGTCAGTCATGCGCTCAATGAACTTGTTAGGTAGTTTGGTAAACATTGTCATCCTACGTCATGCAATAGCCGGACTCGCAGTTGTCTAACTCGTTATCGTCAAACATGTTGATTGACGGCTGATCTACCGCTTGCTCTAATGGTACAAGCCACGGTGAAAGATACACTTCGTCACGGCCAGCAGCACTACGTTTAGCATTGAGATGGTGTTCAAGGTGAATGGCCCTATCAAACAACTCCGGCTCATTTTGTCGCAAATGAATCCAATCCTGCTTTCGGAAGTATGGGCAAAACCAACATGATGACTTGGGAGGAATTGGTAGGCCCGCATCCTGAATGGCTTTCTGGCACATGGCGCGTGTGAGCATCAAGTCAATCAGTGGATATTCCTTTTTGACAAACGGTTCACGCTCTGGATCATCGGTACGCATTCGATACGATTCGTCTACGCTGATGCCAACCCCAAGCGTGGCCCGATGTTCCTTAGTTGCGCCAGCGTTTGCTTTCATCCATCGCTCAATAACTTTAACCTTCCACTTCGTCGTGCAATTTCGCTGTGCAGGAATGCCAACCTTTCCCATCTTGACCGGAATGCTCACGTTACTATTTTCACTCGTAATGTCTTGGTAAAGTGATAATCCGTTCTTGCGTACTTCGTGAATGGTGATGCCATGTGCTAGCGCAAACGGTCGTGCAATTTCATTCAGATACTCAATGGTGTGTGGATTCTCACTGTCTTCTCCAACGTTGGCAAACACAAAATCAGTGTAAGCAAGTTGTCCCTGTGCTGACAGTACGAGGGCGGCCATTGATTGAACACCGCCACCGAAACTAAACACTTTCATTTGGTCGCTCTCCTTTGATACAATCATAGTGCAGACCCCTCTGCAAAGCGACGGGCACTCCCCCTGCCCGTCGCATTCATTTACTTTCCGCCGTGATACCACACCATCGCAATCCGTACCGCTTGTGCAATCGACACCTTGCGCCGAAGCGACAGGTCTTTGAGGCGATTATAATCGGCTGGCTCAAAGTATGCACCAAGCGGTACCCGAAACCGTTCCATCTCTACCTCAAAGATAGGCGATCCTGCCTCAATCCACTTCTTGGTCACGATGCGGATGTGGTCGCTCATGCTGTTCATTTCGGCGTCCGCTCGCAGACGGATTTTGTTGGCGAGTGGCTCGGGCACTGATGTGGCCACCATTGTGTACGCTTTGATAGAGCTGTTCAATCGCATATCGTACAATCTCTCCTTTCGTCTTCCGAAGCCTGATAGATAGGTCGGTAATCTTGTTGTCTATTTGCTTATCAATCCGCAGAGAAAAGATTCTTCCTAGCATCGTTCCCCTCCAATAGGAAAGCCGTGAGTGTCTACGTGCTTCAGCACTTCCAGCGTCGCTGCCGCCATCGTGGTGCCAGCATCTATCTCTATGAAGTGAATCCCCTGTAACCGCTCCATATCATCACACATCTGCTTCATCATGTACTCAAAGCGCATGCGCTGAAACTGCTGATGGGATGGCTCTGGTGACAGTCCCATCTTGTCGATGCCTGCCAACCATACTTCTGCTTCACGCAGATGTTCTACCATCTCGTTTAAGTGCTTGGCCCGCATCTCGTACACCTCACGCAGATGTTTGGCAGCGTTCTGCATATCCTCAAAGTAGCTCATCACTTCCTCCTTTCGTGGCTAGGCAGTTGCCCACCTAGCCACGGATACTATTACCAATCCATATCTACGTAGTAGTTGTTAGTTTCCCATGCGACCGGAGTAAATATCCCCACCTCATCCGCGCCCAGCGTGCCTAAGATGTCGTTGTCGAGTACGGTGCGATCCATCGGTGACAGTCGCTGATTGTGGCTGTCGGTTGGTGTAACTACTACGTGGTTCACAAGGCCACCATCGGTACGGTAGATAACCACCTTTGCACTCTTACCATGCAACGTGCCGATGTACACGGTGCCAATCATGGCTAATTGCATACTTCTCATGCTTTCGCCCCTTTCTTGTCAATCTCGCCCTTGATGTATTTCCCCAGCTGGATGAGTTCCACATCATCCAAATCATCGATTGGCATATCCAGCAACGGATGAGCAAGGTCAATGTGCTTGTCGGCAGCTATCTTGAGCAACGCATCCAAGCGATCCTCAAACTGCTTGCGCTTGTCGACCGGCTTATTCGCATCATGCTCCGCACGTCGTTGCGCTTCTTCCACTTCCTCACGTGACGCAATGGCATAGCCCTGTCGCTTGTCGGATGAGTATCCAAGAAATGCCAGCGCACGGCCAATGGCAGACGTTTCGCAATCCTCAATCGGATTGGTGGCCTTTGCGCTGTTGCCTGCGATGTCAAGCCGAAAGCTTGATGTGCCGGTAGCGTGGCGGTCGTTTCGCATGTATACGGTTGCCTGAATGTATCCCATCGCCGTGGTCAGCATGATTGGCTGACTGACTTCAATCTTGACGATTTCTGCCTGTGCATCGAAGATGCGTTCAGCCACGCCTACATAGTGCTGTAATCGGTTGTTAGTCACTTGATTGCCTCTTTCCATGCCTGATGCTTTTCCCCTGCTGCCTTGTAGTGTTGGAGTGCCTGACCGAAGTACAACTGCCCTTCCTTGTCGCCGTCCCCCAGCATGAATGCGGTGCGATGTGCGCCAAGACCCAAGCGTACTTCGTAGTCCACATCATTCACCAAGCGATCTGCTTCCTCGCCACACCCATACGGCAACTGCTTGGTGTCGTATTTGACGATAATGGCATCCAGCTGTGTGATGGTCTGTATGTCGCCCCACAACTCATACACTTCTACGAAGTTCGTTGACCATTCCTCTGGCTCGCAAGTTGCGGTTGATGTTTCTGTTGGCGCAATCGTGGGTGCGATGGTCGCCTGTGGCACTGCGGTTGCTTCCATGACGGTCTTGTCGGTGCCATCCATCAGTGCGCCGATTGCACCAAAGAACACCAGCAATCCGATGCCCCACACACATCCTTTGTTCTTCATCTCCCTACCACTCTTTCTTGATAACTAGGTAACCCTTTGAGGTTGTTTCCGACCGTGCCTCGCTAATTGCTTTGGCGGTGTGGATGTCGCCGTCTTTCAGACACTGTGCCACGAACGCATCCAGCTTCTTGGTGTCGTACTTGATGCTGGTGCGATCCTTCGTGACCGTCACCGTACCAAGTCCCTCTACGACCAACTTCTCGTTGTTGCGCTCTGCCATCACTTTGGCAATCTCCTGGCGCAGGATGTCCTTACGCTCGGTAAGAAGCGTCAACTCACTCTCGACCTCTCCCAACTCTGACAACAATGCGTTGATGTCCATAGTCCCCTCGTGCTATTCGGAATCTCTCTTGTTCCGACAGTTCCTATAGTAATACAAAAGAAAAGTGTTGTCAAGAGGAATCTTTGGCAATTTCCAAAACACGAACGAACGACCTTGATTGTCCACGCACGCACGCCTGCGAGAATCGCATCGCCGAGTAGTCGCACGAACGCGCGGAACCAAGCTCCGAGTAGTAGCACGAACGAACGACGAACGACGAAGCTCCCCTCGCCGTCGCACGCGCGCGGAACCGCAGGCCGAGTAGTAGGCGTGGCAGATACGCGCGGAACCGAACGCCGAGTAGTAGGGGAGGGAGGGGGTGTTTGGCGCGCCTCCGGCCGCCTCCGGCGATCCGCTCCGGCTCCGTTGGCCACCGGCCGAACCTGGCATTTACTCATCTTGTGATAGGTGCTGGTTTGTCGCTGCCGATCTGCCACCCCGGCCGGTTCGGTGCTGTCGATGACACATGTATATAAATGATGATTTGGGCAATTCTAGGGAATATCAAAATTAGTACTTGACAATGTTTTTTAGTCGTGTTACATTGTGTTCACGTCAACCCAAATAGTAGTGGTTGACACCATATGGGGATATAGAACCATGTTTCACAATGCACAGGACAACACCCCGGCCACGTTGCACACCATCACGTATTGGTACAAATCGAAGGTCAATGCCACGGCCGTGGTAGGTAAGGGGTCAGGTATGGTCGTAAAGGGTGGCCGGGTTGATGTGTCATCATCATCACGGGTTATCAATGGGTTGTTGAAGATCACCCCGGCCCAAACGTTGGTACAATTCGCCGATGGGTTCCAGATGGCAAGTATACCGGTGGTTGCGTTATACCATGATGCAAGTGGTAACCAAATTACCCCCAATGCTGACTGTATGCTAGACATTGACATTAGCATTGATCTTGCCATCATGGTTAAGTTCGGCAACGTGGTAAAGATGGTAGTGAGTGATGGGGAGTGCACCACCACCTACACCACCCCCCGGGGTCGCATGATATCGGCGCAAATCGGTGAGAGTTCGGCCGGGTTGCGTGGTAAGAAGTGGTACCCAAACTATGACGAAATCGACACAACCAAACCGGTGATAACCATTACACACAATGACAATGACGCACCGGATTATTCACGGGTTATTCCAGATGTGAAAGATTATGCTACCACCATTAGCATTAACGCCGATCTGTTAATGGCCCTGGCAAAAATGGTTGCCGATGGCAATGGTAAACCGGTGAAGTTACGGGTGAAGGACGCGCAATCACCACTTATTGCCGAAATCAACACCGGTGATAGCACCGACAACAAACCAAGCACGGCCACCTATTTGGTTATGCCCATGATGGTGCGTTGATGGAATTACTATTATTCTTGATTGCATATCTGATTGTACGTAAACAGAACAAAGGAAGATAACACGCTATGAATACTATTCGATATTGGTTAGCACGTAAACTTTTGGGTGTGGTGGTGTATGCTATTGTGTATACCGATGGCACCGAACAGATTGCCAGCAGTGCACATGACGCAATGACACACGCCGCCAAGCATACTAAGCACTATGGTTGTGTTGCATACATCATCAACCCGGCCGGGCAAACCGTGGCGATCTTCTCGCATGGTATTTATATGGAAGGAAGTATATAATCATGGCAACACCAAAAGAAAAACGGGAGTATATTTTATTGACTCTTGGATTGTATGGGTATGGGTTGGCCACATATTCTCCAGGTGATAGATATACACGTTATCGAATTACTAAACAATCTAATAATGGTGCTGGTGAGTATTTTGGCGATGATGCAATTTACACCGGTTCTATGAATGACGTTTATACATATTGTCATGCATTGCGATATATATACAACAATCGTAGTACTATTGAGTATATAGACCTATATTCGTATAAATGCCATAATTGCGGATATAATCCCAATACTAATGCAATAGTGTTATTAACAGATGTACAACATTATGAACGATTACCAAATATGTTATCTGCTGCCAAATTATATGCATATTATCGTTTTAATTGTTTTATAGATCAACGTGACATTATTGCCACTTGTCTATATAGTAATGATAATGGTTCGGTATATGAGTGTACAGCACATAGTCAAATACACGGGCCATTTAGTGAACAGGTGTACATTAGTCAGTACTCATATAGACCATTAGTAAACACAGCACGTAATCAAACAATCTAGCATAGACCACCACCAACCACGCAACCCCGGCCATTATCGGCCGGGGTTGTTTTTTGTCAACAAAGAAGCTCTATTATTAAAACGTGAAAAAGATCGTCAACCCCGGCCGGGCCGGTGGCAACCCGCGCGAATTACACACGACGAGTAGAAGGGGGGGTTGCTGGGTCAAAACAACCCCGTGCCACCCATCACCGGGCCGGTTGGGTGGTGTTGTCGATCACCCCGGCCGGGGTCGTTTCTCATTTTCTCACCAGCACCCAACCACCCCGGCCGGGGTGGTGGTTCGGTTCGGTTCGGTTCGGTTCGGTTCGGTTCGGTTCGGTTCGGTTCGGTTCGGTTCGGTTCGGTTCGGTTCGGTTCGGTTCGGTTCGGTGGTGACACACATGCACACACACACATGCACACACACGCATGCACACACACGCATGCACACACACACATGCACACACACGCATGCACACACACGCATGCACACACACACATGCACACACACGCATGCACACACACACATGCACACACACACATGCATACACACACACGCATACACATGCATGCAACCCGTGGCAATGGTAACAGCGTGATGGTGTGGTGATTTTAGGGGATATCAAAATTAGTACTTGACAGTGTTTTTTAGTCGTGCTATCATGCTGACATACCGAACCACTAGGGAGTTCGGACACGTTAGGGGATAACACCATGACCACCCAACACTACACCACCATTACACCGGCCGAACTGATGACGATGACCGTTGACGATGTTATCGAACTTGCCAACGTGGCCGGCGACCACTTGGCCAACGCCGAGGCCACCCGCATCATGTATGCATTGGTTGTTCGGTCGGCCCGCATCACGATGGAGCATGCTACAGAGTCGGCCAACGTCCACGGGGGTTCATACGTGACATATGCCGAGAATGCCGGCCGAACCTATGCCGATGTGATGGCGCATTGGTTGGGCATGTGGACAACTACCCCAACCCCAACCCCAACCCCAACCCCAACCTATACGGCCGTTGGGTTGCCGGTGATGGTGCAAGATGGCCCGTGTGACGTGGCTGAGTGTAATGGTGTACCGATTGCATCGGATATTGCCCGTTCACATCGTGATATGGTTGACCTGTGGGTGATGGACTTTGATATTGCATCATACAACCATGATACGTACCATGTGGCCACCACCCACCCAATCAGTGGTGATATGGCCCAATGGTTGGTGGCACGTTGTGGCAAGGGGTGGCAGTACACCCCATGGGTTGACGTCCACCCAACCATCAAAGCTACCATATGGGCCGGTGATATGGCTGACAAACTTGCCACGGCCGGTATTGACCTTGCCACCCTTGCCACCCCTGAATACGTGCATTGTGCTATTGCTCAGTGGTTGGTGGACGTTGATGGGTGCAACCCATACGATGTTGATGGCATGATGGTACAAATGATGATTGGGTTACACTCACCGGTTGACGTGGCCGAAAAAACCATCGAGGATTGGTACCAACGTTGGTTGAAGTTGAACGCCGAACCATCAACCGCGCCATCATACAAGGACGTCATGAAGTGGTGTGATGAGTTGTTCAGCCGTGGTATCATGCCTGAGGACTACGAAATTACCAAACACTACAATGTTGATTTTAGTAACGAACTGTATGCATACGTCAAGATATGGCGTAACCGGTTTGATTATTACAACAACGTTGATACTGATACCGATACCGATACCGATACCGAATAACTCAACCACCCAACCACCCCGGCCACATCGGCCGGGGTGGTTCTTTTTGTCGCAACGATCGTTACAACCCCTACACTCTTTTATGCCAGAGTCAACCACCCCGGCCGGGTTGCATGTATATGTGATCTGTATATATCAACGCTAGTGCTATTGTACGGGGTTGTACGGGGTTATACGTGCATAGTGGTAGTGTAATATAGGGTTGCAACGTTGCGTCAATCCTGGGGGCTATGGTGCTGGTTAACGATGGTGTGGGGTGGATTGTAGGGGGTTGGTGATATGATGACGGGGGACGGGGTGCACCATCTGCCACCCTGCCACCCTACCACATCGGCCGGCCGTCATTTTCTCACCAACCCCGGGCCCGTGGCAACGTGCAACCATCGGCAGCGTGGCAGCGTGGCACGTCATCGAACCGGCCCGGGCCCGTCGGCAGCGTGGTGCATGGGTTGCGTGTGGGTAAAGACGGGAGGGCCGGCGCGTTCTGGGCTTCCAACCGGAGCGCAATCCTGCTACCCAAGATTAAAGAAAACTCCCCTCCCACGCATCGCAGATTTTGGGGGGATTGGATGTTTGGGGGGGAATGGGGGAAGAATCCTCCTCGGCGAACAACGTGAGCGACGGAGGATGCTGGGGGCAGGAGAAAGAAAGACTCCCCACCTCATAGGAGTAGGAGAGAGAACCTACTCGAGATGGAGAGTCTAACTGACAGAGGAAAGCGAGAAAGGTGGGAAACACTTCCCTCTATCGAACCGTCGGCCATACACCGCAGCACACGGGTATCAGGGCGACGTGTTGATTATAGCATAGACGATTGGGTAAGATAAAATGGGAAGTAAGGGGGGAAGTAGGAGGATCGCATGGGGTTTACGGTGATTGAGGCAAAGGCGAAGTCGTATGGCAGTCGCAGGGGTGCAATACCGAAAGTTGTGGTGTTGCATCATACGGGAGGAGCTGGCAACGAGAAAGCGGAGGTAGCGTACTTGCAGAGTAATCCGGTGGGGGTGTCGATTCATGTGTGTATTGCAAAGAATGGCACGCGGTATCGGATGGTAGATGATGAGGATGTGGCGTATCACATTGGGTACTCGAAGGTAGGGTCGCTTGGGATGCCAAATGTGGTGTCGCTGGGGATTGAGTTAATTAACACCGGTAGTCGAAAGCAACCAGATCCGTGGCCAACCGAGCAAGTGGACAGCTGTGCGGAGCAAGTAGCGGAATGGTTGTTGAAGTATCCAACGATTGAGATGATTACGAGCCATGCAGGGATTGATACGCGGGGGAAGTACGATCCGTGGATGTTTCCGTGGGACAGGTTCTGGCAGTTGCTATCGTGGCACATGGGTCAGGCTGGAGGCGAGTAGTGGACACAACGGAGCAGCTGATACGGGGGATAGATGGGCGCATCATCCGCATGGAAACGCTGTTAGAAGGGATTTCAACGGAGTTGAAGCGAGGCGATGAAAAGTTTCGGCGGTTGGAGCTGGAGAATGAGCAAATCAAGAAAGAGTTGTCGGAGATTCGCCAACAACTTGCGTATTGGAAGGGAGGGCTTGCCATCGTTGCAATTATTTGGCCGGTAATTATCGGAATTATCACAAAGTTGGTGTTCGGGTAAAACTGTAATCAAATTGTAATGTTCTAGAAGGGCACAAATGTGGACACGAAACAACACAAACCGTGGTATACGAGTAAGACCGTATGGGTAAACTTGCTGGTGTTTGCACTCTCACTGCTAGCAGCAGTGAGTGGTGAGCCAGGGGTAAACTTCGAGTATGTGACGATTGCAACTGCGGTTGTCAACGTGCTGTTGCGCTTTGTTACCAGCGATCCGATTGGATGGTTCAAGGAGTAGGTATAGAAGTTTTTTGCTATAGCAATTTTTGCTATAGAAATTATTGCTATAGCAAAAATTGCCAACATAGAAAGAAAGAATATATATACTCACTACGTTCGTATATATCTGCAACCGTGTTGACACGTTTGCCGAGCGATGGTACAGTGCTGGCACGGTGATGGTTGGATTGGCGGGTCAATTCATGCGGTCATCGTCATCACCCCACATGATGAACAACTGCTGCCGAAAGGTGGCAGTTTGTTTTTGACAGATCGTATGAGGCATGGTATTGTACGAGCGTGATGGATGCTTATCTCCCATTCGTCGCACGCTCTCACGCAATGGTAAAAGTACTGCTGGGCCAACGGGACATGGCTCAGCAGTACTTTTTTGACGAAATCACGCACTCGTGCTACACTGCCAGCGTGATAAATGGCAACCATTACATTTGTCACCCACACAAACCAAAGCAGAAGTACCACCCTCGCCAAAACGGGGGTGGTGCTTTTTTGTGTGTTGACTTTTTCTTCTTTTGTCGTATAATTTTATTGAGAAAGGGAGGATAAAATGAAAGTAATGATTGTGGGACTCTCAAAAGCGAAGGGCCATACGTTGCACCCACTGTGGGGTGAGTACCGCCGAGGGAGTTGGGGCGTGTACGAGGCAACTCCTTTGGAATTGGCATCGATTGGGTGGATTCGGTATGAAGCACCCATTGATGCAGGGCTGATTGAGGTCATCAGCACAAGCCGTGATGGACAGGAAGTAGCAATTCGCACGATGACCGACCGCAAAACACGTGTCATACTCAAACAAGACGATTTGGACGTTGACGCTATCACACTGACAGAGATGATGGAAGAGCTAGGGTATGATGTGAAGCAGGTGATGGTGATGCGGATTGAGGATTTGACCAAAATCATGAAAGGGAAGTAATATGCCGAGGGCAATGGCGGTACCACTAAGCGATTACGAGGTTATTTACGATCCTGACAGTAAGGATATAGTGGAGATAAAGTTTCGGGTGGCCAACAAAATCATCTGGCAGGCCAAACAAAACGGAACGCGCTACGGAGTAAAGCGCAAACTGTATGGGGTAACGATTACGTGTATTCCATCGTCGTATGAGCAAAACAACAAGGTGGTTCGCCACTTTAAGCAGGCTCGCAAAGAACTTGCAACGTATCTTAAGTGGGTGTCAGCACAAATCTACCTAAACTCGCAGTATATTTTTTTGGAACAGATTGAAGACGATCCAATCGATGGCAAACTAAAGTTTGAGGATGGCAAATGATAGAGATTGCACTCAAACTCTTATCGTGGTGTTTGGTGCCTGTGGTGTATGTAGCGACGATGCTCATTGTTTGGAGGCGTGATGATTGAAGTATTTCTTGCGATTGTGTGTCAGATAGGCGGTGCGTGCCATGCCGAAACGATTGCGCTTTCAACGGAGGCCGCTGCCGTTGCGATGTGTGAAAGTGGAAATCGAGAAACGCTGGGGAGTTTGGATTGGGGGGCGGTCAATGTCAATCGTGATGGCACCGTAGATCAGGGGGCGTTTCAGTTCAACAACTATTGGGTGTGGAACAGTCAAGACCGGTGGATTATGCGACCGTTCGCCAACAGTATTGGCATGTCATCGGATACGTTGTTTCACCTGTGGCCAACACCCAACGACGCCCCTCCAGCGGTGCAAGTAGCACTCTTTGAGTATCTTTGGGATGGTGGCAACGGTTGGAGGCATTGGGCGGCAAGTCGTGATTGCTGGGGCAAGTGGATACTTGTTCCATCAATTTCGTGAGGTCACGAAAATGGTTACCAAACAAAAGGAACTTGTATTTTATCAAGACCGTTGGCATCCATACTACGATACGATATACGGATTACTTCGGGTGTGGTATACGGAAGATAAGAAGTTGTTCTGTTATGCTCTGGCGGCACCGATTATGCTCGAAGGAGAGTGGCGCGCTGAATGTTTGCGACGCAGAGCGGCATACAGGCCGACAAAGCCAATGTTTGATTCCTTGTATCTTCGCTCGCTTATATCTCCTGGGGTAAGGCACTTACGAAGCGTCACCAAAGCGGATGTAGGCGTTGCGATGGAGTATGAGCTTGGTATTTTAACCAGAGTTGCGGTGCTAAAGTAATGAAAGGGAGAGAGCATATGACCGAGAATGAAACGTCCAAACGATTTGTGTGTACCATGCCGATGGTGGGAGGCATTGAGTTGGTACTGCATATGAGCGCAGAGAAAACCTATCACCGTGATTGGGTGCTTTATGATATGCACAATGTGACGATTAAAGCCGATGTGGTATGTGGTGGGCACACGATACAATCGGAAAAGTATGGCATGAAGACGCTAGGGCAATGGGATGAGCAAAAGGCGTATGAAGTTGCTGATGAGTGCATAAAACGTCTTCGCTTTAAGATGAAGGTGCAAGAAGAGGGAAGCAAGGGAAAAATCAATGAGTAAGCAAAACCGCACACATTACACGTACCAGCACGATGCTGATTGGGCAATTATGGCAGTAGTTGGAGAAAAGCCATACTCGTTTGAGATTGAATTGCAGTATGAGGATAACAGCGTAGCACTTGGCACTGTATCATTTGACAGTATGGTTAATGGTGAGCTGACCATCAAGCACGCAGAGATCGCAACACGCAAGTTGATTATTGACTTTTGCAGTCGCCTTGTTGAGATGAGCGCGTCACTGCACTTTCCGGAGATTGAGCCAGAGTATGAGGATGAGGAATGATTCTCCATCGCACAGTGATCTTTAACCAGAACACTCTCCCCACTCCTGGATGGGCTGGCCGTCATCAAGACATGAATATCCTTGTGCGCTTTCAGGATGGATTCTATCTGTGTACCATTCACAGCACGCAAAGCTCCAAGCTGACGGATGCCACACTTCGCACGCAACTTGTAGACTCATTTTGGTCGGATAATCAACAAGAAGTGGTAGAATGGTTGTACAAATACAATGTCCGTGGTCTAGGATAGAGGGGGAAGTAATGAGTCGGAAACCATACATCGCATACAGTGCAACCACGGACATATACGACATCCATGTGTGTTTAGTAGATGACGACACATTTTTGAGATGGGTCATCATGAACGAAGGTGATGTTATTGGTACATTGTCGTTTGATAAGCGACCAAACAAGTCGCAAATCACACGGGCAGTCAAACAGGAACTTCGTTCATTCTTCCAGGAGCGTTACAAGGCAGTACGGCAAGTAAAGTTAGAAGGGCTGACATGAATCCGTGCATCATCGTGGATGACATTGGCATGGTTGAGCTGGTAGACACCATGACCATGAATCCAGAGGAAAAGATTGTTCGCACAGCGCGAGTGTCTATGGGGGGAGATCGTGTTGACCGAAGCGAAGAGCAAAATGCTAGGCTGATACGGTATCTTGCATCGCATACGCACACATCGCCGTTTCGTCACTCTCCTATCACGTTGCATGTGGCAGCACCAGAGTTTATTGCACGGCAGTGGTACAAGCACATCATTGGTGGTGAGTATACGTTCAAGGACACCGGCTGGAACGAAATCAGCGGTCGCTACGTGCAAATGGAGGATTTCTGGATACCAAGTGAGTTCCATCGGCAGTCAGAGTCAAAGAAGCAGGGTGGCACGGACGAAGTGATTGTAGATGAGGAACTTAATCGTGCGTATCAGACGGCGATTGAAACCTCGCATCGGGTGTACAAGCAACTGATGGCCGCTGGCGTGGCACGGGAAGAAGCACGAGCGGTACTTCCATTGGCTATGATGACACGATTTTATTGGACGGCAAGCCAGCAGGCACTCAAGCACTTTGTGAATCTGCGTAGCCATCCAGATGCACAATCGCAGATTCGAGCGTTTGCCGTGGCAGTTGAGTCAATCTGTAAAGACCATTATGGAACATCATGGGAGGTATTATGAACCCTGAGGTGATTGAGCTACTGCCATATGCCAAGCGATTGTTCTATCCACAAATCGCACCGCAGACAATTCTTGAGATTGCACCTGATGGCACGCAAGTAAAAGACGTTCTTGCTGACAATGGTCGCACCTACTACGAGATTCCAAGTCCATACGATGAGTCGTTTATGGGATATGCAGATGTGATTGCATGTTTCAACATTGCTGAGCAAGATTGGGATGTGTGCGTAGAACGCATTAAGCAAAGCATGTTTCCCATGTCAATTTTAATTGCAACTTTGCCAGCGCACATTGATATACGCAAGTACTTTCAGACATTTAGCTTATTCATGACTTTTTTATCTGATGGCACAGCATTTACCGCAGTCGTCATTGGAAAGGATGATGTGTAATGCACAGCGAGGCATATGATTGGCTATCAAGGCAGTCGCAACTTGTGACATCAAATCTTCGCATGTTGGAAGTTGGCAGTCGCAACATCAATGGATCAGCTCGAACACTCTTTGAGCCAAAGGCATCGGTGTACATTGGTGTAGACGTGGTTGACGGTGAGGGTGTGGACTTCGTGGGCGATTTGGGCAACCCAATGACACTTGGTGTATTTTCGCAAGTATATGGGAGCGACTTTGATGTCATTATTTGCACAGAAACACTTGAACACACTAGTCCTATTCCGTTGATTGATGCCATGTTCCAAATTGCCAAAGTAGGCACACTGATGATTTTCACTTGGGCAGGCCCAGAGCGTGCACCACACGGCGCAACGGGAGGCCCACTTGCAAGTGGCGAGTATTACTGTGGATTGCCGGCAGATATGTTTGTCGCTATTGTCAGCACCATCTCAACGCAGTATGGGTGCTATGCGAACACGGTTATTGAAAAGTATTTTGCTCGTGGGGATGTATACGCAACAGTAAAGGTATTGTCATGAGTATCAAGTCAGATGCGTGGATTCAGACTGCGTGTTGGGAGGATAGCATTATCACTCCGTGGGCCCCACAACAAAAGCGTGCTGGGATGATTTCGTATGGCATCACGTCGTATGGGTACGACCTGCGTGTGGCAGATCGCTGGAAGGTGTGGAAGCACCCTCGTTTCGGGGCAGTCATTGACCCAAAGGCAAAGAATCTAGATGAAATGATGGAAGAGATTGTGGCTGATTATATCGACATTCCGCCACAGCAGTTTGTCTTGTGTCAGACCGTGGAACGGGTACGCATTCCCCGTGACCATCTTGGCATTATCGTCGGCAAAAGCACCTACGCTCGGTGTGGCATCATTGTGAATACTACGCCGATTGAGCCAGAGTGGGAGGGGTATATCACCATTGAGTTGAGCAACACCGCGCCACTGCCGGTACGTGTGTACGCTAACGAGGGGATTGGCCAGCTACTATTCTTTGAGGGAGAAGCACCCTGCGTCATTTCCTACGCCGACAAGGGTGGCAAGTATCAGAATCAGCAGGGCATTGAGTTGCCAAAGGTGGATGCGTGATGGAATACAACGCAAAAATTGCACTTGCTCACTATCTGCAAACACTTGTATCGCCTACAACATTTGAGTATCCTCGCATTGTTTGCGGATTTGTCACAACATCAGGCAAGCAAGGAAGGTGGAATCTGCAAACGCATTATCTCTATGCTGACCATACACGGGAAGAGCTGGCACAGTGGTTGGATAAGCTAGATGTTACGTATGATTACATCAAGTTTTCAGTTGTCATGGTTGTCAATATTGAATTAAGTGATGGAACACAGCATCGGTTTGACGCTTCGCACTTCTACGACGTGACAAGTGTATGGCATTGTGTAGATAGCGATAACTTATCTACAACACTGAAAGACAAAGCAACGCACGATGCGCGAGAGGGCAGAACATACATTTCCACGTCATATGGATTTATTGAGTTTGTCAAAGACGACGATATGCCAAAAGGAAAGTGTCAGGGCACGGTGACCACGCTTCCAGATGGTGTTAATAGCGATTTTGTGTACTTTGTTGTGCGCCACGGAGCATGGGATGGCAACCAAGACGCTGTCACTGCATGGGCAAAAGCAAAGGTAGAGGAAGTATACGTCAAGGCAAAATCCTTATTGAAATCAAAAGGGGATGCGTAATGAAGTTCTACGTACAACAAGATGTGTTTCGGAGTGTGCTGATGTCGGTATATCGTGCCGTTCCTAGCAAAAGCACACTACCGGTACTCTCAAACTTTCTGTTTGAGGCAAAAGATGGCAACGTGCAAGTGTCGGCTACCAATTTGGAGTTGAGTATTTCGCTGACGATGCCTGCAAAGGTAGATGAGGTGGGAAGCATCTGTATCCCTGCCAAGTTGTTGCTCGATCTTGTGAACAACTTGCCACCAAAGATGATTTACATTGAGGTGAGCGACGTGTCAGCCATCGTTACCTGTGAGAAGTCCAAAAGCACGCTAACCACAATGCCAGCAAGTGACTATCCAGATGTGCCAACCATCACCGATGCGCCATCGCATCAAATTGGCAACATTGTGCGCTTGATGGCAAAGGTTGCGTCGGCAGCGGCGTATGATGACTCACGACCGGTGTTGACGGCAGTGAACATGCAACTTGGCGACGATGCAATGATTGTGGCGGCAGACGGCTTTCGTCTTGCCAAGAACTCACTTCCAGCGTGGAATGGTGAGCCTATCAACTTGCTGATACCGGCCACCACCATCAACGAGGCAACTCGCGTGTTCGCAGACGACGACGAAATCAGTATGCAGATAGCCGAAAACCAAAACAGCATCACACTGTTTACCAAGACCAAGTGCATGGTTTCTCGGCTGATTGACGGAAAGTTTCCGGACGTTGGTCGGGTTATTCCCACTAACCACGAATCACTGTTTTCATTTGAGATTGCAGACTTCCAGAAAGCGGTCAAAATTGCATCATTGATGAATCCAGGGGGAGCGGTGCGATTAGACATCGGCAATGAAAGCACGATGTTGGTGTACAGCGGATCGCAACAAGGCACCGGCTCATCACGAATAGACGGTATGCACAGTGGCATGCATCACGACGTGGCAGTGAACGCAAAGTTCCTGCAAGATGCGTTGTCTACGCTTGCAAGCATCAGCACACACGCTATTCTCCACTCATCTAACGCAAATGCGCCCATCCTGTTTCGCCCACAGGGCAACGACACGTTCTTGTACATCATCATGCCAATAGCAGTGAGGTAGATATGCGCTATACGTTGCACCACGGCGATAATCGGGAAGTCCTACGCACAATGCCGGACAACAGCATTGACAGCATCGTCACCGATCCGCCGTATGAGCTCGGCTTCATGGGGAAGAAATGGGATAGCACTGGGATTGCCTATGACGCAACGCTGTGGGCGGAGTGCCTGCGAGTGCTCAAGCCGGGCGGGCACTTGATTGCATTCGGTGGCACTCGGACATATCACCGCATGACCTGCGCTATCGAGGATGCGGGCTTTGAGATACGTGACTGTATCCAGTGGATTTATGGCTCGGGATTCCCGAAATCACACAATCTTGACGGCGATTGGCACGGCTTTGGCACTGCGCTGAAACCAGCAGTTGAGCCCGCCGTCCTTGCACGGAAGCCACTGTCCGGCACGGTGGCGGACAATGTCATGACGTGGGGTGTCGGTGCGCTCAACATTGACGGGTGCAGGGTGCCATCAGATGATGGATTCGAGAAAGCATGGGATAAGCCAGTAAGAACAAATATTGCCAATGGTGGCGGTGCATTTGGCACTGGCGAATCTTCTAAGCGTGGGACAAAAGCAATAGACATCAGTGCAAACAAGCCCGTTGGAGGTCGCTGGCCCGCCAACGTCATTTTCGATGAGGAGGCGGCGCAGATGCTGGACGAGCAGAGTGGGCACAGTGTGAGCAAGGCAACACCACGAAATAATGGACAATTTAAGTCATTCAGCAAAGGATTTGATTACGCACATACAACGCACGGCCACTCCGACTCTGGCGGCGCCTCACGCTTTTTCTACGTTGCCAAGGCATCGCGGGCGGAGCGTGAGGCGGGGCTGGATGGCGACAGTGAACGTGCCAACCATCACCCCACCGTCAAACCCATCACGCTGATGCGCTACCTCATCCGCCTCGTCACGCCGCCGGGTGGTACGGTGCTTGACCCGTTCATGGGCTCGGGGTCGACGGGGTGCGCCGCCATGCTCGAGGCGATGCAGTTCATTGGCATTGAGCTCAACGCCGAGTACCTTGAGATTGCACGGCGGCGCATTGAGTTTAATGAATACACCGTGCGTGAAAAGAATCCGATGGGGTTATGATGTACACAAATCGCATTGTTGGACACGGAGAAGAAGCACCCGACCAGCTTCTTGCCAATCCGTATAACTTCCGAATCCACGGCAAGGCACAGCAGATGGCACTTCACTCGGTACTGTCTGACGTGGGTGTCGTGCAAAGCGTCATCGTCAATCGTGTCAGTGGGCACATCATTGACGGTCATCTGCGTGTGGCACTTGCGCTTCGCAACGACCAACCAATGGTGCCGGTGACGTATGTGGAGCTGTCGGAGAGTGAGGAAAAGACTATCCTTGCTACGTTTGACCCTATTAGCGCAATGGCATCCATTGACGAAGAAAAGCTCGCAGAATTGTTGCAGGAAGTTGAGGTCACGGATGGCTTGGAGCATGTCATTGAGGAATTGAAGATTGACGCTGGCATTGAGCCACCGCCGATTGACAATCCAGGGGTATTGCCATCGTTTGAGAAAACGTTTATTGTACTTATAGAGCTTGACTCGTATGAAGACTATCAAGATGTCAAGCTGGAGATGGAACGACGGGGATTTCGCGTGAAAGGGAATCAAAAATGACCGTTATTTCAACCAAGAAGACACCGGATCGCATCCGCAAAGTTCTTCAAGCACTTGAGCTTGGAGCAACGTATACGCTTGCCGCCAACGCATCAGGCATCGCTGAAACCACCTTGCGCAAGTGGATAAAAGAGGATGAGGATTTTGCCGATCTCTGTCGTGAGGCAGAGGGCAAAAGTGCGGTGCGGTGGCTCGCAAAGATTGAGCAAGCTGCAAGTGCTGGCGATTGGCACGCCGCCGCTTGGAAGTTAGAGCGACGTTTCCCACGGGATTACGGTAAGCGTATCGTTGAACACGAAGGGCAAGTGGACTATGTCATCGACCTCTCACTCGGACAAGCAAGTCATCAGGCACTCAACGATGACGGAGCCTCAACGCCGCTTTTGGGCGAGTGAAGCACGGTATCGACTGTTTGTAGGCGGTGTCGGCTCTGGAAAAACTAGGGCTGGCATCGTTGAGTGTTTTCGTCAACCAGCAAACTCTATCGGCATGGTCGTTGCGCCAACGTACACCATGCTTCGAGATGCGACGCTTCGCACGTTTCTTGACCTGTCACGACAGGCAAGCATCCTAGTCAACTTCAAGCAAAAAGAGATGATGGCGGAGTTGAAAGGCAACCGCACCATTTTGTTTCGGTCAGGCGACGATCCAGACCATCTCCGTGGCCCGAATCTTGGATGGTTTATGCTGGATGAGGCGGCGATGCTTGAGCAAGTGGTATGGCAGGTCATGATTGGTCGTCTACGTGAGCATCCAAGCCGTGGCTGGGCAGTGACTACGCCTCGAGGGAAAAATTGGCTTTACCGCACGTTCAACTCTGGAAAAAATTACGAAATCATCAAATCATCCAGCAAGGACAATCCCTATCTTCCCGAGGGATTCATTGAATCACTTCTTGACTCGTACACTGCTGAGTGGCAGGCACAAGAAGTGGAAGGTGAGTTTCTTGACCCGATGGGTGCGCTGTTTCGTCGGGATTGGTTTCGTATTGTGGCATCCGCTCCGGAGAATCTTCAGTGGGTACGATATTGGGATTTGGCAGCATCGGTAAAGACTACTGCCGACTTCACAGCGTCCGTTGCTATTGCAATGGATGACGATGGCAATTTATACTTGAAAGAGGGAATCCACCTCCGAGCGGAGTGGCCCGATGTGCAAAAGATTATGATACGCACGATGCTGGAAGAGGAGCACACCTTCCACTACATTGAAGAAGCCTTGCATGGTCTTGCGGCCATTCAAGAATTGATGCGTATCAAAGAGATTGCACATATTCACATTGGGGGAATCCGTGTCGTTAAGGATAAAGTGCAACGAGCTATGGCATGGGCAAGTAGGGCAGAACAGGGCAAAGTGCATATTGTCGCAGGATCGTGGATGAATGAGTTCTTGGATGAAGTCACCATGTTTCCAATGGGGCGACACGATGACTACGTTGACGCTGTATCTGGTGCAATGCCGATGCTTGGCAGTGGAGGAAAGTTACTACTATGGGGTTAAAGTCAATTCCGATAGAAGCGTTTCCGCCAAGCTATTGGCGAGTGCTTGAAGGGAAGCTTGATGAGTCTGGCCCAATCTCTGCAACACATGCGTACCGCAACGTACCGGTGATGCGATCTGCCATTGAGCTACGAGCGCACGCAGTCAGCAACTTGCCATACATCATCATGCAAGGCGACGAAGACGTTTCGTTTAAGCCGGAAATCGTAACGTTTATGCGAACGTTGCGTCCACTGCTTCGCAAGATTGAACTGAATCTCTGTTTGTTTGGCTCGGCGTATTTGCTTATTGAGCGCAACAAGTATGGTCTGAATGGGAAACTTCGCAGTATTCTGCCGCTCACTATCAACCCTATATACAATGAAACCGATGGCTTAATTGGATTTAAGCGTGTTATTGGCAACAAAGAGTACAAACTGTCTACCAAAGATGTTGTGTATTTTTGGATGGATAACGTAGAAGCAGAGGTCGGCCCTGGGCCAGCACCTGCCGAAACGGCATTGCGATCTGCAAGCACGTTGTACTTTCTTGACACATTCCTGCAAAACTTTTGGAGTCGTGGCGCAATTAAGGCTACGTTGCTCACCGTCAATGGCCCAACTCAACAGTCTGAAATGGACAAGTTGGAGAATTGGTGGAAACGGTTTATGTCAGGGGTAAAGAACTCTTGGAACACCGTAGCCATCCGTTCGGATGTCAAGCCGGTCGTGGTAGGCGACACACTTAAGGATACCGTCAATCCAGAACTCACCGAACAGTCACGCACAGACACATTGACGGCGTTTGGCGTGCCACACTCGTTGGTACTAAGCAACGCTGCCACCTATGCCACTGCCAACGTAGACCGCCTTGCGTTCTACGAAGACACGGTCGTGCCGCAGGCACAGATGATTTGCGATGCGCTCAATGAGCAACTGTTAGAGCGTGCCAATCTTCGCATTGTGCCACGGCCAGACAAGCTGGAAACCTATCAACGCAACGAGTTAGACAAAGCACAGGGCGTGATTCAGCTGACCGGCAGTCCTATTCTCACGGTCAACGAGGCGCGCGATATGATGGGCTATGGGCCAATCGACCAAGCCCCTATGAACATTGATGACAAGTTTGACCAACCAGAGGAAATCATCAACGCCACTGCGCCACGCATTGTTGATGAAACTCCCGAGCCGGTGTCCACCGTTCCAGAAAAGCTGACAAAGTCACTTGCAAGTACGGCTTCAATTGACCTCAATCGCTGGAAAGCAAAAGCCATTAAGAGCATTAAGTCAGGGCGATCTGCGGACGTGCGCTTTGAGTCTACAGACATTCCGTACACTGATAGCTGTCACTTAAAGCACTTGCTGTCAGAAGCAGATTGTACCGATGCGGTCAGCCACATTTTCAAGGCGTTCAAGTCTGCCCCAGGAGAATCGCTGACACCGGATGAGCAAGAACTGTATGACATTCTATCCAAAGCAATGACAAAGATTCGCCGTGATGCACAGCGACAAGGCGTATCGTTAAGCGTAGATGAGTTTGCAAAACGGCTTGGCCGTGAGGTTGCGGCAGCACTCAATCTGTCACTGACAAGTGTGTATCAGCAACTGATTGCCGAGGCTGTCCAAGCCACCGGTGTGGCAGTAGACCCATTAACGCTGACACTTCGGATTGCGCCGGAATGGGATACGTATGTAAATAACCGTGGCAAGCAAATTGAAGACACTACTCGCCGATACTTAATGGCTATTATCAACGGTGGCATCATCAGTAACGATGCGCTGTTTGATATTCCATTTGGCGACCGCCGAGCGGAGATTATTGCGGTCACCGAAATCACAAATGCTAAAGCAATGGTAATCATCCAGATTCAGGCGATCCTTGCAGAGCAAGGCATTCAGACACAACTAATATGGGTGACGGCGCAGGACGAACTTGTGTGTAGCAAGTGCCGACCGCTCAATGGACAACCGCAATCCGTATGGAACACCCCTCCCCCAGCGCATCCATACTGCCGATGTTCATTGCGATTGGAGGTTGTGTGAAGACGTACAAGGGAGTCATTCTTTCGCCGTTCTTGAAGAAGATGATTCGCAATCGTGGCGATGACTACGGTGTAAAGCTGGAACGACACACGACTGACCTGCTTCGAGTATTGGCTTCTCGAGGGCGCGACTACGTGTCGCAGTATCCAGCACAGCGACCGCTTAACCT